CTTCCGATCTTCCCTTATTTTTAGTTATAATCAGATGTTTACGGATAGCTTGGCAAAGCCATCACTATCAACAGCACTCAAGAACTGACCAATTTTTACTGAATTAGTTGATGACGTACTAATCAATCCACTAGCACCAACATAAGCATCAACGCCAGCAGAAGGACTTCCAGTAACCTTATTTGTAGATACTTGACCTTGACGTAATAGCGTTACCTTGCCACCTACTTGAACTTCATCACGATGCCAGTTAATGTGCTGTCTAGTTAGATCAAGATTGACAACGTCATTCACGAGAATTCCGATAGGTCTTGAACCTGAAACTGCGGCAGCATAACTTACAACAGCATTAGCATCATCCATCGAGATACCCGAACCACCTGTCACAACACATGCAACACCACCACGTTCAGCAGTTGTGTTCATGAAGAACGAAACGTCAGTCAAAAGCTCGATACGATCTGGTTTTAGAGCCATGTTTTTTCTCCCTTATGAAAAATTATTATTTGTTAAATCTACTACGAACGAAATTAGCTAGACCTTCGCTAATTGAATCTACTGCGGAATCATCGCTAGCAATGCTAAGATTGACTTCCTCTTCGGTTACAACCTCATCTAAAACCGCAGGATCGGTTACAGAGGCAGAGCATTTGACATTATCTTTTGCTTCTTCTGGCATTTTCTTTTTATCGTCGGTCTTCTTGGCTGCGAAAGAAGAAAACATGGATGCCATAGCTTCAAAAGAATCGTCATCCATAGATTCGAATTTTTCAACAACGCTCGCTGCTGTTTCGTCATCAACACCACGATCAACAAGAGAAGCCTTACGCTTAAACATCTTGTCTTTCTTCATGGCGTCTTTTTCTTTTTCTTGATAACCAGCAACGGCTTCTAGAGCGGCATCGAGTTCAGCCTTCATTTTTTGCTTTTCTTCTTCTGCGTCTTTTGCCATCTTATCTTTCTTTGCAGCTTCTTCTTTAAGAACTTCGATTACTGCAATTTTTTCATTTAGATTGGCAATGTCAGCAGCTAGTTTTTCGTTTTCTGTTTTTAGTGCTAAAATTTCTGCCGAAGTAGTATCGGCTTCTGCAACTGGTTGAGTAACAACTGTTTCTTCAACAACTTGAGTCTCCGCCTTTGCATCAGCTTCAACTTCAACTTCTTTTTCAACTTTATTAAGTTCTGCTTGTGGCATAATGTTAGTCTCCGAATTATTATTGGACTGTGGAATAGATACACCTAGTTGTGCAATTTCTTTATTTTTTTCTTCTAATGGTTCAATTTGCTTTTCTGGAACAAGACTATAAGAGAAGATTATACTATCTTCATTAGCGGGACGATCAACATATCCCTTCCCGCTAAAAGTAATGTTTCTAAGCACTCTTCCAATTTTATAATCCTCATGTTCTCCCGCTCCACCATAAGCTCGGAGATATTTAGTTAGATAGGCTGTTTCATTATTTCTAGCAAGAATTTTATATTTACCAGTCTCTTTATTTAGGATACCATAATCAAATCCTTTAAAGAAACATTCCATGCTAACATATTTTTTACCAGAATCTATTTCAGCGATAAGCTTATCTGCTCTTTCCTTTAGTTCTGGAATGGTAAAGCCTCTATAAATAACTGATCCAGTAAGTATGTGATATTTATCTGGTAGATTTTCTGGTTTAATATCTTCTTGAATTATTTCGCCGGCGTCTGTGATCGGCCAATTTGATATGATATGTCCTACGATAATGCCTTCGTTATGTTCTAAATTAGTAGGCTTATGTTCTGGAGTTCTTTTAGCTGCCCAGATCTCATATTTATCAAATATATCATCATTTTTATTCCAAGATGATGTTACTAGAATAGATTGAGAATAGTATAAATCTTCATCGTTGTAAGAAGCTATACTTTTGATCTTATCTTCTAAAGATGATTTTTTTGTTATAGAACATGGACTAGCTAGATTAGCATAAGAAATTGATGCAGAGGTTGCTAGTAGTGATTCTAGTCCGTCGGCTATTTCTTGTGGAAAAATTGGCATATGCATAGATATTACCCTTTAGTTAGTAATGTTGTCATTTGACTCATACACCATAGAATAGAAAGAGGCTTTTGCTTGCTTAGTTTCATCTGAATTTAATTCTCGACCTAGTTCAGACTGTAAAACTTTGGACCATGTAGAATACTGTTGGATTATTCCTTTATTAAGATCATTTTGATCTATAAGATTAGAGAGAAGTGATTCAGATATATGTTGGTATGGCTTTAATCTTAGTAATAGTAAGTTTTTGGTATGTTCTAATTCTTGACTTTCAGCATTAGAAAGCATTCTTAAATTTTTCTTACTCACATATTCTAAAAACATTGGATTAACTATCTCACTTATTTGATCTTGGGCTTTAGCTGCCCACATCATTAGTTTCGCGCCTGTTCTTGGGCGAAATACTTTCTCTTTTCGTTTTTGCGTGTCTTTAGATAGTTTTGGGCGCCCTTCTCCTGACTCTTTTGGCAACGATTTCGAAGACGAATCGTTTGCCAACTTCGTTGGGGTAGGAGCAAAATCCGATCTTAACTCTAGACCTATTTTTTCGCCACTTTTCTTTTTTTCAAGTTCTAATCCAACTTGTCCTGGAGAGACAATACCTAGCTGTAGAGCGATTTTCTTAAGAGTATTCTCAAATACTGGATCATACCATGGCCCAGCTTTTCTAACTCTTCTTTCAGAATCTCTTTCTTTTCTTTCTCTATTAAGTCTAGCTTTTTCCATATCTGGATTCATGCCAAACTTAGTTTGTAGTAATTCATCAGAGATTAGATTACGATCAGCCAATTGAATTAATAGGGCCTTTTCTGAATCTTCGTTACTCAAGTCCATTCTGTCAAATTCAATGTCTGCTGGATAAGGAAAGCCCATTGCTTTTTGTACTAACTCTATTTCATGCTTCCAAAATCTTGTTAATATTGCTCGACCATATTCTAGTCTTTGTGTTAGAGTTTTTAGTGAGATGAAATTATTCGTTGTTCCTGCTGCTCCAAAAGTACCTGTCAGAGTCGGAGGAATACCTAATCCAGCATATACGCTATTTAAGTGTGGAATATATTTACCTTCACCTAAGAATTGATGAACGCTGGTTTTACTCTCTATTAACTCAATATCTGGACCCCAAATAAGATCCATAGTACCACCGCCCACGTTATTTCCTAAGATTTGTGCTAATTTTGCTGTGGAATTTTTAGTTGGAGCTATCTTATGCTCTAAACTTCCTAGCTTAAAAATACGGATATTACTAATAGCTCCGTCAAGAGCAGCCATATCTGCTAATTTTAGCTTGTCTATTAATGTAATATCATCCATGATAGCATGAATCATAGGATAAGCCCAAGCTTCCCAATCATCTTTTTTATAATGAAAGACTTCTGTTTTTGCTGGATCTAGTGGATATGCCTTTTTTTGTTTTGCTGCCTCTATAATAGCTGAGGGTAAATTAGCTACTAGCTGTCTTTCTTCCTCGCTCTTAGGAGAGTTTATTATTCTTCTAATACTAGCTGGTAGAATAATTTGATATCTTTTATCCTGAATAAATGAAGATAAAGAGCCTCCTGCTACTTCCACAAGAACAGGATCTATAAAAGTATATCTCCAGGGAATCTCTCTTTTATCAATTTCTGGACCATTTGCATCTGTAATATCAAAATCAGCAGAAGCTCTGACTTTATACATATCGCTAACACTCTTAAGCGGAAGTTTACCTGTTTGTCTATTTATTACGATATTACCGGATTTATATAGGTTATTTAAGAATCTTTCGCTGCGCTCTTTTCCACCAATCTTCTCAAACCATCTTCTGTAAAATCTTTCGTATTTTTTATTTTTGTGAACAAGCTTTATTCCTTGACAAGCAAAATCACCCATCAAATCAATTACGTTTTTTACTAAGCCATTTCTCTTGTAGATATCCTCTGCTCTTCGCAGAATTAATTGCATTGATCTACGAGGGATAGCTTCGTCTGGACGGAAGAAGTCGTAATCAGTTCGTGTAAAACCAGGACGGCCAGAAGTATTAGTATCTAAATTAGAGTAGTCTAAGCTGTATCTACGACCAGCAGCTTCTGCTTTTTGGATTCCTGTAAACTCTTCAAGAGAAGAAGATGCTCTTTTTAGAGCGCTTTGCTTACTTTCTAGGTCATCTCCCCAGGTTATGTAAGCGTCTAAATCCAATGGGGCCGCGTTTTTTATAGCATCGCCATTTTCATATTTTCTTCTTTTGGTCATTTTTTTACCTAATTGAATTACTAATTATATTGTAATACCATTAACCGATAAATACACCCTTTATCGATATACTCCCATAAATATGTCATCTCCATTTTCATTGATTGGATTAACATACCAGTCCGGTCCTTTGTATAAAGCTCCTTTACCCCCTATTAAATCTCTAGCGTTTCCACCAACGAGATCATATTGAATAGCTGGAATAGCACGATTCATTTGTCTGGCAAGCATATTGGCAATTAATAAAGAACTATAACGATCTTTTCTTAATCTGCCTCTTTTACCATTAGGAAGTTTCAATTCGGGAGTATCCCATCTGTCTCTAGCATTAGGCCCAGTACTAGTTTGAGTCATAACAATAGTAGTTAATTCATTTTTAAGATCTTCTATTTCTAGAATACATTCGCTCTTACTATCGTATACTGATTTTAGTTCAGTATTTAAAATATCCTTACCTTCATTTTCTAGAGCTAATCCTATTGTTAAACTGTCAAATCTAGGAAATAATAATACCTTATCTTCTAAATCTTTTCTTAATCCATGATTAGCTTGACTTGTCCAGTCAGCCTTAGCAAATTGCACTAGTTCTAAGAGATGTAACCCAGCAAGATCATCTGTGTCTTTAAATTTATTAGGATCTATTACTGGGAAAATAAGATTTTCACCTTCTTCTAATTTACTAGGATCGTGGAGAGCTTCTTCGATAGCTACTCCTCCTCCTTGAGCGTCCATACCTATTCGGGCGCATGGAAAAATCTTCATTAAATTACGAATCTTCCGAGCGCAAAATCCATAAAAATCATGTTCTGTTGTCATTCCTATTTTTTGTCTATCCTTAAAATTACTTCTATTTGTAGTCCAACAATAGACTATTCTAGAATGACTAGGATGTATTTCTAAAACAACTATACTAAAATTATCCTGTTCACTAGCAGGATCAATTCCATATATGTATTGAAGATTTGGATTTCCTACTGTGATAGCATCGAATATGGCTGGTTTTCCGTCAAGAATTAAAGGTTTATTCTCTGAGGCAACACAGCTTTCTATTAGAGAGCGGCGAAAGAATCCTTCACTATCACTAATAAAACATGCTGCATATTCCATATTATAGATTCCAGTATGAATTGTAGCCTTAGCTCTACTCACCTGCTTATCATCCATGAATCCTTTTGGAATTAACTCATAAGGCATACGAATAATACAAAAATCTTTCCAGTTAAAATTTTCAGGAACCTCTCCCTTAAATAACTCTTCTAGTTTTCTTCTGTCTCCCCCGCTCTGTATAATACCCTTGTATCTTCTCCAGTACGAAGCAAAATGTTTGAAACTATAATCTGCTGTTCCAGCAATGATCGTCTGATTACCCATTTTATATTTTAATTCTTCTAATTCATCACTCCATAAACCAGCGTCCATCATAGCTTGACGTTTTGCTGAATCTTTAACGTTTTGAATAGGATTCGCGCTAACAGCCGCGAACCCGGATACTACTGTCTCATAAATATCTGGTGAGATAGAGGCAAATTCGTCCGCAATAATAATATGCGCTCTAAGACCTCTAATTTTACTACCGTCGCCTAAAGGAATAGCTACTGTCCAACTATCTCCGAGTCGCATAGTACAACGATCAACGTCTCTTCTTGGACCGTCTTCATTTCCATTAAAAATATTTCGTAAAATAGAGCTATTGCGCCAAATAGTTTCCATATATTCAAAAACCAATTTACTCTGACGAAAAGCGGCTCCAACAACCACAATCTTAGTGCCAGGATTGAATGTGCATTTTAATACGCAATAAAGAGCCATAAGGAAAGAATTATGAGTAACGATATAGTCTTTAGTGATATATGTATGATCAGGACTATCAACAGTAATACATTGCATTTCTACATAATCGTCAATTTTTTCTGCTTTAATTATTGATACAAATTTTTCACTATTTGTAGGACTTTTTTTAATTCTTTCTAATTTTCTAGGTAATTTTGCTATTGGTAAGGAAGTGTTTATAAATACTCTAAAGTATGGTCTTCTTTCTATCTCTGTTCCTTGTGGTAAGGTCATCATTTGACCTACTCTATTATCTACTCGCATCGAGCATGATATACCTAGGCTACGCAACACATCCATGATATCTTTGACTAGTTTTTGTGAAGTATTAGTAAACTCTATTGCTCCATGTTTAGTAATAGATCCATCTGTATCTATTAGTCCTCTTATTAATTCTAATCTATCTTCTATGCAAGAATTTTTATAGATTTCTGGAATAAATTTATTATAGCAACTAACATTCAATTTAAGTTTTCTAATTATATTTACTAGTCTGTTTCTATTTCTACCAAAATAACTAACGCCATTTTTTCTAGTAATTTTCTCAAAAACTTTATTTTTGTCAACAATGGTATAATTATTAGTAGAGGTATCTAACTCAATTTTATATTCTGGCAGTCTTTTTCTAAATTCATCTACTATAAATTGATCATTTGTGGATATTTTTGGAGTTAAGGTAGTCAAACATCCGTCTCCTATAAGACATCCTAGAATATATGGATCAATAGGTAATTCTTGTTTTTTAAATTCTATTGGCTCACAATTAGGTATTCTGTATTTATATCCCTTTTTATAAATACCATTAGACTCTATAATCTTTTTTGTATCTACAGTTAGTTCTCTTCCGTCGTTCCTTCTAACTACCCATAAGTGATCTTCGCAACAATCTACAAATCTACCGTCAGCTAATGTAATCCTACATACTTGTTTTTTGCCTTGTGGATGAATAGCTGTCACATTATGTGGCAATCCATCTCTTCCATAAATTTGATCTCCAATTTTTATATCTTTCATTTTTTTCCAACCATTTACTGTAAGTATATCGTTATTTATATCCTCTGCTTTCCCGAACCCTCTAGAGGCGATGAACATAGGGAATGGTCTAACCCAAAACTCTTGTAAAATAGCAATTTGTATTGGATGTAATTCTATATCAAAAAGAAGTTTTACTGTCGAGCCTAAATATTTGGGATTTAAAAACAATCTCATTAGATGCAAATCTGGTTTTTCTATTTCGTCTTCTGATCTATTAAGAAGTCTATTATCTGTTATAGATAAAGAATCTAGATCACCTAAACCTAGCCATGCATCGTCAAAGTTTGTAATTAATTTTTTAGCCATTTTATTTCTTCGTTTCTAGATAGTAAATTTTTTTAAGGATATATTCTGCTACTTGTTCAGCATTCCCAGCAGAACCACAAAATATCACCTTGATATTATGATTCATTTCCCAGTCTAAAACGTTTTTCATCAAAAAAGCAGGACTAATTTTAACCTTATCCCAGAGTCTTTTAGGTAAATCAGACCCTATAGGATAATTGAGTACATCTTTAATATCAAATTCTAATAGTAAAAATGAATATTTCAGTTGAGCCAGTCTTGCAATAGCATCTTTAAATCTAGGCTCGACGATATTGTTCGCTATCTCGCTAACGCTCTTTTTCCGCTCAATGGCTAATAACTTTTCCATTCCTTCAATGCTATAATCTCCAGCATCTAATTTCCTATTAGCTTTGGCATAATTATTGAATGACCAAGGCTGCTGCTCTCGGGTATCTATTACTACCGTAAAGTCATAATTAATCATTTTTCTTACTCGCTATTATCTTAATGAAGGTTGGAGCATAGATCTCTTCGTTACCAGTTACTAGCTTATGGTGAGCTTTACAAAGAGTAATGCCGTTATCTATAACATATCTTAATGTGGGAAAAGTTGACCAAGTTCTAATATGATGAGCATTTAATCCGAATTTACGTTTAGTACATCCGGGCCATTGACAACAATAGCCATCTCTTTTGTATATGCTTAATCTCCAAGACTTATATAGTGGGTCATCAAAATTTCTTTTCATGCTTGAATTCTTTCTAGTTCTTTATCCATCATGTCTTCTACTAGAGATTCAAAAGAGTATTCTGGAACCCAATTTAATTTGGCCCGAGCCTTATCTGAATGACCTCTTAGATAGTCTACCTCGGCGGGTCTATATAGATCAGGATCTATAATCACAAAGTCTTTATAGTCTAGATCACACTTACTAAAAGCTAATTCTAAAAACTCTTTAACCGTGTGAGTTTCGCCCGTACTAATAACAAAATCGTCAGGTTGATCTTGCTGCAACATTAGCCACATTGCATGAACATAATCCTTAGCATGACCCCAATCTCTGTATGCTTCAAGATTACCAAGGCGTAGTTTTGGAAAAGATAATCGACTCCAAGGATGGACTATATCATTCAAATCATAGATTAAATCGCGTGTAGATCCTGCATTTTCCTTCCATTTTAGAAAGTCGCCAATCCATTTAGTAATTTTTCGGGTAACAAAGTTTTCGCCCCTTCGAGGACTTTCGTGATTAAATAGTATGCCAGAACAAGCAAACATATTGTAAGAAGATCTATATAACTGAACCATTCGATGAGATGCAACTTTGGCGACTCCATAAGGACTCTGTGGTAATAGCTCAGTATTTTCGTCTTGATATTTTTCATTGGAGTCTGGGTCCACGCTATAATTACGACCAAACATTTCACTAGTACTAGCCTGATAGAATTTTGTTTGTGCAGGTAAAAGTAGTCTGATACCCTCTAGTAGATTAATAACTCCCAAGGTATTTATTTCAAAAGTGGCTGACGGCGATTTGAAACTGGTTTGAACGTGGCTCTGGGCGGCTAGGTTATAGATTTCATTAGGGTTATATCTGCTAAGGACTTCTATAACGTTGCTAGGGTCGGTAATATCTGTTTCTTCAAGGAAGAGGTTAGGATGATCAATAAAATGATTAATTCTGGATAAATTGTTCACACTACTTCGGCGATATAGGCCAACTACCCTATAATCTTTTTTCAAAAGTAACTCGGCCAAATAACTTCCGTCCTGGCCGCCAATACCTGTTACTAGTGCAGTTTTATTCATTCGTTGTTCTCCGCGTCTTCTGGTAATAAAAATGGTTTATCTACTGTCTTATCCTGAAAATTATGTAATTCGGTCAAGTTCCGCCTAACTCTATCTGTGGCAATAGCAAGAATTTCCATCTCGCGCCCTTCCTTCTCTCTGACCTGTTCGTCTTCTAGCATACGAATTAGTCCCGCCCAACTACTCTTGCCGTCTTCGATTCGACGAATACGTTGCTCTCTTGTTGCTTTTAAGTCCTTGCTGATCTTTTGTTGTTCGGACAATAGCTTAGTATATTCGTTAGTATATGCTGTGACAGAGGCCCGTGCTACGTTTAACTGGGCTTCTAACTGTAATAGCTTGGCGCTGTCTCTTGTTGATTCTGGCTGTAGATATTCTTCAGTTATTAGTCTCTGTATTTTTTCACATTCTAATTCATGACGTTGACGATCTTTTAGATTGCGGCTATTAAGAATTTCAATAGTTATGAACTGTTTAATTTGAATTTCTTCTGCTGGTAAAACGTCTTCCTTAAATTGACGTAAAAGACCAACCCAGATATCTTCAAAGAGCTTAATTTCTCCTTGAGTTTCGCTAAACTGCTGCTTTAAGAAGGGCCAAAAGCTCTTCTGGTGCAGTCGATAGCGTATATACTCGTCAAAACTCTTATCATTATCACTCTGTATCAGTCCGCTTTCCATTACATATCGCTTAACAGGAGCAGAATTTCTATTGAGATGGTCGGCGATTTCTTCTAAAGAATGAGTAGTTATACTGTCTCTTATGTACTTTTCTTCTTCTAGACTTAATTGGCCGCGTTTTTTGGGGGCGGGAGAGTTCATTCTTCATCCTTTTCTTCGTATGGATTCTGAATATTGTTTTTGATCATTAGTTCTTTGATGTGATTTTGTAATTTTATTAATTGTTGCTTGGGCAGTTTAACGCCGTGCTTGAGCTTCAGATAGCTTTCTCTATAATCACTCTCAATGCTATTATCTAAGAATTGTATAATCTCTTTATTTTCAATAAAATTATTTAATCCAGAGGGCTTTACTAATTGAGATTCGTCTTCTATGAACGAGGGTTGCATGATATTCTTTTTAGATTCGTTTCGATTGCTCCAGGCTTTATATGGTTCGCAATCATTCTTGTCTCTGAATTTTGAACAGCCACTAACAGAATTTTGAAAGTTTTTGTCAAAAAGAGGACATTTTAAGCAGGGCTTATCGGGTCTTTGGTAGTTGTTTCGTTTGTAGTTAAATAGTCTATTACGAACGTGTGTCCATAAGAAGTTTTCTAGCGGCCTTTTATTATCGTAGTTCTCTAAACCTTCTATCGCAAAGATAGCTGCTTGCTGTTTCATGTCTTCAATTTCATGATAAGCAAATCTAAATTTATTAGCTAATCTATTACCTATATTGTCTAATACTTTTAAAAACTCTTCTTCGCTAATATCTTTTAGTTTTATAGCTTTAGTCTGCTTGATCTTCTTGGATAATGATTGGGATTGATTCAGTGTTTTTTTCTTGGTCATATAATAATTCAGCTATGGTTTTGCCGATGGGTAAAAGCAAGTCACTCGCGGCAGATGCGTCAACGCCACTTGCTGTAACAGTAGTAAGAACGGAACCAATAATATTGAGGTTGTCGGGATTAATCATATTTTCTCCTTGCGTAAACTCGCCAATAACATAATATAGTATGTGCGGGAAGTTAATTTGTCAATTATATACACAAAAAAGGAGCAAAAATGGCAACTTATAAGAAATGGACCGAATCGGAGATCGAATATATTCGTGCTAATCACATTAATACTCCAGATGAAGTTATTGCCACTAACCTAACTCAGATTACTGGTGGAGAGGTTTCAACAGCTATGGTTCGCCGTCAAAGACGAAAGCTAAAGTTGAGTAAGCCTCAAGGAAGACCAAGCAAGGTAAAGGCTAGTTTAGCAAGAGATAGTCTGATGAGTGGAATCAGAATTTCGTGACGAATGGTGGCGGGGACTAAGGCGGGGCTGGGTAAAACTGGCCCTGTCTATTTTTATGCAGAAAGGAAGTAGAATGAAACGAGTGTTAGTTACCGGCGGTCACGGATTTTTAGGTAAATATGTTATGAGGGAATTGGATGAGTTGGGATATGAGGGGCGGACTTTTAAGAGTAGTGAATTTGATTTAACCCGAGAGAGTGATTGTTATAATGCAATAGCTTCTTTTGAGCCAGATTCTGTTATTCATCTTGCTGCTAGTGTTGGAGGGATAGGGGCGAATATGGCTAATCCTGCAACCTTCTTTCGTAAGAATTTAATGATGGGCCTTAATTTGATAGAAGCCTGTAGAATATTCAGAATAAAAAAGTTTGTGCAAATAGGGACAGTGTGTTCTTATCCTAAGTTCTGTGACGCCCCCTTTAATGAACAGGATCTGTGGGAAGGTTATCCAGAAGAGACTAATGCTCCGTATGGAATAGCCAAAAAAACTCTACTTGTTATGTTACAAGCATACAAGAAACAGTATGATTTTAATAGTGCCTATTTGATTCCTACTAATATGTATGGACCTGGAGATAATTTTGATCCAAAGTCTAGTCATGTTATTCCGGCGCTGATTAGAAAGATTGATGAGGCAAAAAAGACAAATTCTGATTTGGTTATTTGGGGGTCGGGTAAAGCTACTAGGGAGTTTTTATATGCGGCGGATTCTGCCAAAGCTATAGTGAAAGCTATGGAAAAAATAGATTCTCCGAGTCCGATCAACTTGGGAAGTGGACAAGAGATTAGTATTAATAGTCTAGTCTCAATATTGTGTGAGTTAATGAATTTTGCAGGTGAAATAAGGTATGATGATTCTAAACCGGACGGCCAACCACGGCGATTGGTAGACTCGTCTATGGCGGAAAAATTATTATCTTGGAAAGCGGCGGTAAGCTTAAGAGAAGGTTTGCAAGCAACTATAAAATACTATGAGGAAAAAATATGAAGAATTTATTATTAGCGATCTTTTTTGTTCTATATTGTTCTGATGCTTCACAGGCTTGCGATTGGTTGAGAAGGTGTTCTGGGCCGATTCCAGTAGTCTATAATGTTCAACCTGCACCACAGGTTCCAGTGTTTGTTCCGTATTATTATCCGGTTCAGCTTGTTCCGGTGGTTTATTCTGTTCCAGTTGTTCAACAGGTTTTTCCTGTAGTTGTTCCTGTTGTTCCGGTCGTTCAGCTTGTTCCTGCTAATCAACCGGTTT